GTTATGCAGTTAGGGGCTGACAGTGTAACCTGTTTAAACAGCCCCCAACCTCACTTCTCAAATTGAAAATCAATTAAGATTTCAAATTAGACATTGTGGTATTCATACACCCGGTCACCAAAAGCCAAGACTGCACCATAGATTGTGTGAGCCACGACTTGATCCGCAAGGGCAGTGACACTAAAGTCTTTTTCAACTTTGATGTCCTGCTGTCTCGCATGGATTACTGCACTTTTGTGGTACAAATACCCGGCTTCATCTGCATCAGCCGTGCCAGAAACAGAATTCGAGCTGAAGACATTTACGCCATATAACATCCCGATTTTTCCCGTCTGCATTGCCCTTCCGTCACCATATTTGGAAGCATCCAAAAAATCTGATATAGCAAATAATGAAGCATAAGATGCTGAGTTTACTGTGAGGTAAACTTGGCCATCAAATGGGACATCACTTGCCAAGAGATTTGCCATTCCGGTACGCACTAAAGCACTGGTAAAGGTGTCATCTGCACCAAGATCACTGATTGATCCACTGTCAGTCTCAATAACTGATTCTATGTAGTCGTCTATGGCTTTTGATAAAGCATATCCGAACTGCTGAACTTCAGAATTGAACATAGATGGTTGGGTCCAAGTTTGGGCCGAACTTTCTATCTGTTTTGCAACATATTTATGTTGATCAACTGTGAGGGTGATTGCACCATGGGTGTCAGCACTGTAAGTGACATCCGACCCGGCAGATTTTGATCCTGCTGAGGGGGTAGTGTGTTTTGGAATTGTTAAAACCTGACCACCACCACCTGATACTAATGAACTAAAAGAAGTGTCAACTGTGTTTTCCCACACCATTTGTCTTTCCATGGAGGCCAATACTGCATCTGCAAGCATGGCTTTTTTGTTTTGTGTTGAGGTGGAAATTGTTGTATTCGCCAATTTACTTTCCTTTCTTCAATGTATTAATCCCGGTTTTTCCCAATTCCTTTGGCCGTGTATTTCCCAACAATTTGGTCCCAATTTTCTGCGACTTCATCATTGTTCATGCTCTTAAATGGGTTTTTGCCCAAATTCGGAGTGGCCATTGTTGAAGGGATTGAGTGATCCGTGACAACTACATTTGAAGTTTGATTTGTTAAGTCGGCCACATAGGATTCTAATTCAACCAAGTCAAGCTTGCCTGCAATCCTTTGTTGCCTATCTGTTAATTCAACAGCCTTCAAAAGCTGTTCTCTTTTTTGTGCTTCATAGGATTCCCATGCGGAAGCTTTTTCTTTCACATCAGCCAACTCTTTTTCAGTTTCTTGGAGGAGGGATTTGTATTCACCCTGCTTCTCCAATTGAGCTTTCCTTTTAGAGTCTGCCTTTGTTTTAAAGCTTTCCAATTCAGCTTCAGCTTCCTTCATCCTTGAATTGACTTCACTGAATCTTGCATAAGGGATTGAATCACTTACACTTTTGACACCTTGTGAGGTGGGTTCTTGTGAGGTTTCTTTTACGGCAACTTCCTCAATGCCTTGGTCCATGTTTACATCTTCAGACATGATGATCTCCTTGTTTGTTATTTACCAAGATTAATGTCAATATCATCAGATTCATATCTTCTGATTTTTCTTTCAATCTCATCTTCAAGGTTTGTTGCAAGGAAGCTCATATTGGCATTTGATAATCCATAGAGGTCATATCCTCTTTTGGCATTACCAGTGACAATTTCACCATTGTCAAATGTTATGGTGAATCCCTTGCTTGTGGCCACAGCTCCAATCCTTTTGAGTGTGTCCCCTGTCAACCTCATGTTGACAAAATTTGTTTGTGTGTCAGTGGAAGTGCCTTGCAGGGATTTGTATTTGTTCCCTGTTCTCAATGAGGTCATTCCCCTTTTTTTGGCCGTCTTGTATTCCGCTGACTTATATTTTAAACCCCTCTTGTTGTTCTGAAACTTTCCGCTGTCCGCATCTTGGACAATCCGGCCTGCCATAATCTCACCAAGCTCTCCCATGAACCTGTTGGAAAAAATTGGAATCTCAGATGCTGTTGTTTTTGCCATTATTCTTTTGGCTTTCTTGATCCCATTGGCCTGAATTCATGACGGCAGTTAGGCCCACCCTTCCGGTCCAATGTGAATTCTGCTTTTTGATATTTGGCCACAAATGTTTTTTTCTTATTGCTATAAACAGGCAATGGAAGCTTTCCATTTCCCATTGATTTGGCAATCCCTTCAATCTCTTTCCGGGTCCATCCTTTTTTGTTCTTTTGATTGTCTAAAAAATATCTGCATGATGGCCTGTTCTTTTTGTCCTTGCTTCCAAGGTATCTGAAAAGCTGATTTGGAGACTGTTTAAACACATTAAATGTGGAGGTCTGTGAAAACTGTCCAAAGGAATCCCTTGCAATCATTCTTGCCCTTTCTCCAATCAAGGTTGGGACCCCATCAACATTGGACCACTCAGCACTCAGCCTTTGACCAACTACCCCGGCAGGCTCTCCGGCAATTATACCCCTCATCAATTCTGTTTTGAGTTTTGCTGTTTCCACTTTGAATTGTCCAAGCATCACTTCACCATCCAAATCCCTGAGAATTTCCAATTGGTTTGCAATCCTTTCAGTGTTGGCTGTGGAAAGTAAAATCTCTGCCCCGGTCCCGGCTGTCCTTGCCCTGACAACCTTTTGCATATCTTTGAGAATCCCTTCAGCTTCTGCATCATATCCCTGCATGAGCTTTTCAAATGAGGTGTTGAAGCCCATCTCTTGAAGTTCATTGAAGAAATCCAATTCCCTTGCAAGTCGGACCAATTGAGTTTCACTGAATCCTTCAATTGCTGTCCCCATCTTTTTGATGTTATCAAATAGCCTGATTCCCATCTTGTCAATGTCATCATAAAACTCATCAAAAAAGTCTTGTGTAATTGGCATTATGCATTGATAAGCCTTTCAACAAGGCTTCCTTTTTGCTCAGGTGGTGTTGCCAAGGTTGCATCTGCCTGCTTTTCTTCCCTGACTTCACCCATCTTTTCAGCCAGTTCAGTTTCATCAGCATCCGGATTGAAGTGGAGCAATAATTCTTTCTGTGTAATTATACCCATTTGTTTCTTTTTCTCAAGGATTTCAAGCTCTGTCATGCTATCCACAGGGAAATCCAACTCCGGGAAATCCACATAAATATCTTCTGATAGTTTGACCCCGGCTTCAACCTCTAAAACAACCCGGTCCACCTCATATCTCTCATTTTCAAACTGTCTCCAAATGTCTTCCACACTGGCTTCCCTTTGCTCAATGGATTCAATGTTCATGATCTTGAGTGCTTCACCTGAAACTGGATTCCCACCTACATCAGCAAATCTAATGTTTAAATGATTATTTGATGCCACTGATTCAATGAAAAATTTGGTTGTGTCAATGATCTCTTTCAAGCCCCCTGAAGGCTGTGTCATATTGAACTGAGCCGATTCCGGTAAAACTAAAACCTTGTCTATGCCAATGGTGATGGGATCACCGGGATTCACATCCAAACCACTGACCCACTTCACTCCACCTGTTGCCCCCATCCTTATTGCCAAGGCCAGTTCAGTCATGGCCAAATCCAAATGCTTTGAACATTCCACCACATCTTTGGCATTGCCTGCAAAATAGTCCCGGACCTTTGGTGATCTCCGGGTCATGGTGAAGGGGAGTGACTTGAAGGGGTTGAGGTCCTGATCATTTACATGATGGACATTCCCCTTTGAATCCACCAAGAAATGGAAGGCTTGTTGCCCATCTAATTCTTTGGACCAAAAGGCATACATCTCATTATTTAGTTTATTATATCCATGCCTTTGAATGGGATATAAAATTGCACATGGGTCCTCATCCCCATCCACCCAAAACAAATGATAGAATGGAATCAGGTCATATCTTAATTGTTGTTTCTCTTGGCTGTACTTGGTCCGCATGCACATGTTTCCAAGGAGGAAGGTCAGCTCCTCAATCTGTCTGCATTTCTGATTCAATTGTTTTGTATAGTCTGCATACCTGTCATCCACCTGTCTTTCCGGCTCGCCCTTGCCGTAAACTAAGGATTTGGCGGAGCAAAATCTTCGCACAATTGACTGTGTGAATAATGGAACACTTCTGAGTGTTTCAGAATCAAAGTATTGTTCAATATATTTTCCAGTTTCAGTGTTCTCATAATAGTCAAGAAACATTTCAATTTCATTCCATCTTTCACTTTCAATCCTGTCAATCTCTTGCTTGATAGATGAAATTATTGTTTCTTTTGTAAGGTCGGGAATAATCATTTAAAACTCCAATGAGGTTGCTTTACGCCTATAAGCCGGATGCACCAGATCAGAATAGTAACTGGATGCATCCAAAAAATGCGACAAACTGAGGTCAGATTTATCCAAATTTCCATGCTTATCTCTTTGGGTCAATTCATAATCTCGGATCAAGTTTACACATTTGGGTGATACTGTCATTTTGATTTGCCCCTCAGAGTTCATCAATAATCTGTTCAAAGAATAAAGTCTGTCTTTTTGTAGGGGGGCCTTTGACTTGGCCCTCACATTAAATCCAAATTCTCTGAGGATAGCATGGTCACTTCTATTGTTTGAGGTTGTGGACAATGCCCGGCCTGCCGGGTCCGGAAAAGTGGTTGTCACATGCGGATATTTCCTTTTCATTTCCCTCGCCATTTCCTCAGTGTTTGAATTGGTCAAAGCAATCTCATCCACCACATGCAAAGTGCCGTCTGTATAGGTCCCCATGAGTACACTGGCCATCATGCTCACATTAAAATCCTGACCCCAAAACAAATTGGGTGGAAGGTCAGTGTGTTGTTTCACATGAATGTTCCTGTCGAAGTTCCACACAGCCTTGTTTCCTGTAGTGAGAAAATCACCCTCAAGCTCCTGCAAATATTGGTCCTTGGTCATGCTTTTCTTTGCTTCAAGGACAGCCTTCTTTGGGATCATTCCATGTTCAATTGTTTTGAACTGCCATGACTTCCAATTTGGTTTCCCACCGGATTGTCCGGCAAGATAGTAATTATAAAAATGATTATATCCGGAGGGGGTCGAGCAGAGCATTGCTTTGGAATTGTGATCCATTAGCATGGGCATGACAATTTCCTCAAAGAATCCCTGCTTGCAATATGCCATTTCATCAATTACAACTCCATTGCTTCCATTGTGGCCCAAGCTGATTCCCCTGAGACTGTCAGGATTGTCAGCTCCCTTGAGTGCCAACTCAGCACCATTTGCAAATCTAAAGGACAGCTCTGTCTCATTGATCTTGACTTCCCCAAAGGACAACATCAGTTCCTTCATCAATGGAAACATAATCAATTTTGACTGCCTGTAATATGGGGAAATATAGGCCCTTCTTTCCCCCGGTGCAAAAGGTTGGTGGAGCAGAAACACTGCTGACAAAACTGACTTGCCCCATCTTCTTCCGGTGCAAAGGACCTTGTGTTTGGCCGGGTGGTTTAGTATGGACCATCTGATGTCATCCAGTTTTATTTCCATTTGTATCCTGTTTAAACAGTCTCAATTTTTTCCTCAATACACTGTTCCCTTTGAATGCCAATTGATAGCTTTTTTAACCTGACCTGTTGACAATTCAAGCTTCCCATCAAAATCTGCTTTCCATACTTTCGCCTTCTTCCCATCTTTGAACAAAACCACACTTGGAAAATTTCTTAATCTTAATTTCCTCACAACCTCCGGAACTTTTTTCACAGGCAAGATCATCATTTGTGTTCCCATATATGCAGAGTCACCATCCACAATAAACTTCCCTTGATAGAAATTCTGTTTATTATCATCCGACCAATCAGCCGTAAACCTTACCAAGTGCATTCCTTTGTATATGACCCCATAAAAATTCGCATCATTTACCTCCTGTTGTACAGGCTGACCAAAGGCCAGTGATAATAAGAGCAACCACCTCCTCATTGGACAGCAATCCGAAGATTTATAATTTGTTGATTCAGTTTGTCATTGTCTTCTTGCAACCCTTCAACAGTCTCATATAACTGATCAACATCATTTTGGAGCTGAGAAATTTGTTGTTTATACTGTTCATACGAGGGGGACCAATTAAATTCTTTTATCCCTTTGCTTGGATATTCCTCGGAGAATAATGATACAGGGACAGGCAATTCCTTGGCTTCCTGTATGTCGGCCTGTAGCACATACCACATTCCGACCAGTGAAGCAATCCCGGTGGCAAGCATGATTCCAGTCTGTATTGAAATGGTAAATTTTGAATCAGGTGAAAGTTCTTTACTCATTGGCTTGTTCTTTTGGCTCCACTATTCTCATGACTTGAATTGGTTCATGTGATGTCACTGCCATCCTTTGAACACTGGTCCCCTCAGTCCTGTCTGCAATAAATTTTGTTGCATTCAAATCACCACCCATGGCCTGATCATATACTTTTGAAAGGATTGCTTCCCTTTGGGTTTGGTCTTCACTGATCTCTTTGTCACCCAAGTCATTTAATATATCAGCAATGGCAAGACCCTTCTTTGGCCTGCCATTTGGATTGCCTGACTTGCCCTTCTTGAAGGTTCCATCACCATTCCTGTTCTCTGCGTGTTTTGCAGGATCATCCATTATGAAGCATACCTCGGCCCACCCCTTGAGGTTTTACGGCCTTTACGGCCCTTTTTTGGAGCTTGTTTTTTCTTGTTTTTGGCTTTTTTGCTCTTAATCACATATATAGTCCATTTTCATTCAATTACTTGAAACAATAGGATGCATCCTGATTTGTCCTATGGATTTTTGTTTATCTGACCCAAGCCTTTATTGCCATAATACTGTTTGTCAGTGTCAGGCTGTCCATAAGCCTTGAACAATTATACTCATATTTGCAATAAAAGTTTGGTAACTATTTGACAGTACCACATCAAGTACACCAAGTGAGTAATATTTTACTCAATCACGCAGACTGTTTAAACACTTTGTAAAGGGTTATTATATTATAATAATATTATATATATATAAATACAGATAACAGGCCATAAACAAAAAAGCCCCGGTGAAGGGGCTTCTCTGTTGTGTGGTGTGCTTCAGGGTTGAGACCAAACCATTTTTGCCCAACCCTTTTTAATCATCTGACTGAGTTTCTCATATCTGATCCTGAGATCATTCAGCTCCCGGTGACAGGTCTTCACAAGACCCTGTTGATGTTTCAACTGTTTTCTCAGGTCCAAAACCTTCAGGACCAACAGGACAACAGTGATCACCAACACAAGGTCAATCCCATTGAAGGAATTCATGCTGTCTCCTTTTCGGCATCTTCTGCATCACGAGCATCCCAAGCTTCACTCTCAAACCCTGAAGTCAGGTTCATTTGTCCCGGCCATTCATTTCCTGCAAGTTCCATTCTCAGGACCACAACACCAATGACTTGTTTCATTGACAGGCTCATCAGAGCTTTCAACATTCTCCGGGTTAAAACCAAGTAGGGTTTTTCTTCTTGAGAGAATAATGGGTGGACATACCCTTTTTGTTTACCCAATGCATCAAACTCATCCTTGGTCATCCTGACATGCTCCTGATCTGTTGATCCGGGAATGGTCCGGGGTTCATGTGGGAAAACCTCGGCTGTTGTGTCTTGGCTGTTGGTGATAAACATTGAATCACCTTTCCGGTGGACAGTGATTTGATAATGGATGACCCGGCCACCTCTTTTGATTGACTTTGTTTCAACAGTTACAAAATCAGCAACCACAGCAAGATCATGGATGCAATTGTTCAGGGCAATTGTGATCAGCTTCATCATTTTTTGTGTTGCCACAATGATCCTGACCCTTGACCACTCCATGTGTTGTCTTTGATAGGTTATTTTTGACGGCCATTCATTGTAGTTCATCTTTTCCAATATGGCCATTGTGTTTTTTAGTAGTTCCATTACACTTCTCCTTTTTCTGTTTCATTTAATTCCTGAATCCAATCTTTTCCATCTACAGGTCCACCTTCACAGGGTCCCAAGGATTCAAGTATGTTTTCAGTTTCAAGCCTTTCAGCTCTTTTCCATTGTAATTCAGGCCGGACCATTTCATCAAAATATGCCTGTTGATCCTGCTCAAATTCCCTTCCTTCATTGTAATGCTTTTCACATATAAATCCATTATTATATATGATATTAGCATCACCTTTGCACCATTCAGCATTCACCCCAACAGGTGTCTCACAATTTGCAAATGGAACATGGTCCCACACCCAAGACTGGCCTGAAAATAAAACCCTCCAAACCTGTCTTGCTATTATTGAGCCATCTTTTCTGATCTGCTGTTTGCCCTTT